TTCATCTGCTTGACTTCCATGGTTAGGTCATCAAGCCGACGCATAATCTCTCCTAAACTGGGCTTCACTTCTTCGCTCATTCTTATGCCCCCGTAAACTTAGGGCGCCCAAAGCCAACGATGGCAACTGGGAGATTAGGCTTGAACTTATTTCTATTCTTCTTTTTGAAGGCTCTAATTTTAAGGCAAACTTCTCCGCCGTTGCGTTGGTCGCCTTTTTTATCTGAACTTGTGTTTCCCTCAATGCAGGTAACTGTGCCGTCAAGATTATCTTTTACAACAATCCCGACATGGCTAATTCTATCAACTCCATCTGCGGGGAAATCAAAATAAACAATATCTCCCGCTTGTGGTTGTGCAGATTCCCCTTCTTGCCAACGCTTCATTTTTTTGAAAGCATCGGCTCCCGCTGGAGTGTAAACAGTATTAGGGATTTCAACTCCTGCTTGCTTGCCACACCAATTAACAAAAGCGCCACACCACGGTTGGTTAGCCTTTTGATACTTGGTCTTGTTCTCGGGAACTGCTTCTTCGATATAACCGATTTCAGCGGTTGCAATCTCAACTAAGAGTTCGGCTGTGCCTTTAGGTGCTGGCATTATTTTTTCTTCACCGACTTTTTGGCTGTCATTTTCTTGACAACTGCTTCGGTAACTCCGTCGGCAATCTTGCCAAACGCAGGGTCTTTAGGATTTGCCGCTCTGATGGCGACGGGGAGGACGGCTGAAACACCAGCCGCTAAAATTGCTTTAACTGAATCTCCGTCAAGGGCAAGGATGTCTCCGCCTGTAATCATAAATGCTGTTGTAACTGCCGCTAAAAATGACCGTCCGTATGAAGCGAGCATTGCTTTTGTCTTACTGTCCATGTTTCCTCCTAATTGTAGGTAGTTAATAATAACCTATGGTTTGTGAACCTAGGTTGCTATATCGCCAAGAACTAAAATATCAGCCCCATTTGTGAGGACAAAAACCGTATCCCCTACTTGTGGTGCATAACTATGAAAGTATTTAACAGAGGGTAGAGTATTTGTATCTCCCGCTATTTGAATATCAACAGTCTTTGGGGTGTTATTTGTTGCAACGACATAAGCCTGACGAAGCCTTAGGCTTGGGAAATTATCCGTGCCTTTAATTTGACCAACAAGATAATTTAAGTCCATTAGAATCTCCTGCTTCTGCCGATAGCGTTCATGGTACCGCTTGCACTCAGGGGAATGGAAATTGCATCAAGGGTTAAAATCTTATCTACTCCAACGGGGGAGCGGGTTACTTTCACCAAGTCATAGACATCGTGAGCAGGATTGACAATTTGGTCCCATGTAATTTTTTCAGTTGAGCCTAGAACTTTTTTGAGTTCAGCCTTAGCCGCCTCTGTTGCCTCTGCAACTGTGAGGACTGTTGGGCTACTCATGAACTTAACTACCTCGCCGTAAGTTTTACGATAGGTAGGTGAGGCAGGGTTATCGTCAAAGGCTTCACCAATAACACCAATACTTAAATTTGTTCCCTCTCCTGTAAATATAACTCCATTGTAGGAATCATCTGTACTCAAGGAGCGATTGATTTGTATAAGAACTGAATCAGCGCCATCGGTATAAGTAGCAACTGGAGTTCCAAGGTCAGGGTCAGGTATTGGTCTCATACGAGCAATACCATTTTCATCAAAATATAAATCCATGGAAGCGGACTCAGCAATTTTTAGAGCCTCTCTCCAAGGGTCAGAGGATTGGTCTAGGGTCGGATATAACAAAGTTGTTACTTGTCCAGTAGCAGGAAAAATAGTTTTGACTTTTGGATAACGGTACTTCAAAATTTTTTCAATAGCGGTCTCTTTGGCGGTTCCTGCCTCAATATAAAATTCATGATTGGTAAATTTGGCTCTAGTTAAAATCAGGCTTCGGTCTGAGCCTTTAATAGATATTTTAATTCCTTGAGCGGTATCGGAAATGTCCACACTTGTAATAACAAAGACACCAAGGGGCACCAACTCTTCTGTGCCATCTGCAAAAACAATACCTCTATAAATCTTTACCTCACGGTTATAGGGAAGAAGAATGGAAGAGATATTGTTTTGCGGAACTAAAGTTCCATCTTTATCTATGAATTCAAGAGTACATTCTCTGCGAACTGAGCGACGATTATCAATAGTTACTTCTCCCGAGATAGGTGAAGCCGTGCTAATAATAGTATCGTTTTTCATGTCAAAAATCTCAACCTTAGTTTTAGTTACATGAGATTTAGTGACAGTCTCCTTAAATGATGCGGAAACTGGATACATTACGGTGCATCGACTTCGAAGTAGGTAACTTTGACAACTCTAATTAAATTATTTATGTTGCCTGATTCTGTCCAAGACCTATCAACAAAGCGTACATATTTTTGACGACCTAGTGGGTCATGCACATGCAAGGTGCCTTGGAAAGTAAGAACTGGGTAAAGAGCATCCCAAGCGTCCTCACCTTGAACTGTAATTTGATAAGTTCCATCTACACCATAAATAGATTGTGCTACAACAACCGACTTAGATGCACCAAGAGGTTTGAATACACCGTAAGACTCAACAATGTTTTGATTCAAAGGTTGCTCAACAATTATGTTAGTTACAGAAATTGTTGGACTCTCAGGTGCAGTAAAAGACCAAAAAGCAGGGTTGTCAATTAAAATTGGTTCAGAGGTTGTATACCCTGAGGAAATAGTTGCCATTAGATGTCTGCCCTCGCCTTTGCTCTATACCGAATTGTTGAATCAAAAGGTGCTTCGAAATCATCTATTTCTGCAATTTGTGAACTCTCAGCGGTAACTGGAGAGTTTCGAACTGCGCTGTAAGTTGTTCCACCATCAACTGAACGCTCGACATCAAAAACAAAATTGCTAAAACCACCACGGGTAAATACAGGTGTGTCTCCAGCATGGAAAGCAATCTTGTCTACATAATGAATCTCACCTGAGCCAGCGCTTGTTACTTTAACAAAGACTTGAGCGTGTGTGGCTGTTGGTGGAGCAAGAACTGTTGCTGTTGCATTTACCCAAGCCGAACTTGTTGCAGTCACGCCAGTTCCATAAGTTGTTGAGATTGTAGAACCAGCGCTTGTTAAATATCTAATACCAACTTGAGCGGTACGAGATGTTGTACCAGCACGGAAATCTGCCGTAGCAGAAAACTCTTGGTTGGCTGTAACCGTAAATTTTGTGGCTGTGGTTGTTGAGGCAACTATGTCACCAGCCGCACTTGCTGTCATTTCTAAAGAGGCGCTTCCGACTGAAGCCTGAGCCGTTGAGCGAGCAATAGCGCAGTTAGTTACGGCAGTCCAACCAGTTGTATTTGTTTCTAAAGATGCTTGGTTTGCACTTAGAACATTAGTTCTACCGAATACTGTAACGACAACTGCTCCTTCATTTTCATCATAGAAAGCAGTAATCAATGGTGTGGCTGGCGCATCAACATCAATAGTGAATTGACTATAAGCCCAATCACTAAAGTAATTAGCACCATTCAATAGTTGAGCAACTCGGACATAGGCTCTATAAGTCGTGCCGTCTGCTAAGTCTGCTTCAAGAGTTTGACCATCATTTGTTGAGGCTACGATGCCAGTCTGAACTGTTGGGGTAGAAGTGTCAGGACTAAAAGTTCCAGCGCCATAAGTTGTTGAATCAAATACTTTGATTTCGTAAGCGCTTTGTGGGTCACCATCTGTATCTGCATAAGTCCAAGTGACTGATGGGAAAGTTGTATCTGTAATAGTTCCGCTTGGTGCTGTGACTGTAACAGATGGTTGAGCAGTAGTTACAACATCAACAAACAATTCATAGAGACCAGCACGGTCACCGCTGGCTGTTGCGTTATCTGTAAATTTAACAACTAAGTTATCAATTAAAGTTTGTGACCAAGCCTCACCACTTGGAGCCGCTGTAAGTTTTAGAGCAGTATCAAGAGTGGTCAAAGCAAGAGTGTTGGCTTTGCTAAAAGGAACTGAGTAACTAACTGTTCTACCATTTCGGTCAGTAATGACTCCAAGACTTAACTGAATACTTCCAGCAGTTCCAATAGTTGCTCGGGCACGAAGATTTACATACTCAACTTTTTCAGTAGCCGCTAAGGTTGTTGTACCAAACTCTGCTTCATAAGATGCGGGAACTGTTGTGCTGGTACGAGTAATGTAAGTCGAGTCGCTACTGTCAGCGAGCGCCGCATGAACTGAACCTGAACCGCCTGAAATAGTAAAAGCAGAGGCGTTGTTCCAGTTAGCGTTAGGTCTGAGGATATAGGTAGCCATTATCTGTTAGCCAACTCCTTTGCCAAGATTGCAAAAGTTTCTTGAATTCGTTGAGTAATTATGTCAGCCTTTTCGTCTTGGGTGGTTGCTCCAGTTGTATCAACATTGACCACAAAAGCACCCTGCTCGATAACAATGTTATTTCCGCTTACTCCTGAGATTCTCGCCTCGGCATCTGTAACTTGAGCAAGTTTCATTTGAGCATTTGAAATCTTTTGACCAAACGCCGCTTCAGAACCAAACTTGCCGATTGCCGCTCCAGTAATGCTTATGGCTCTTTGAATCTCATTTATCTGAGCAATAGCCTCTGCTCCGCCACCAAGAATAGACGCCGCTAACTGAGCGCCCTTGATTGGTCCTGATTCAACTAAATCTTGAATTGCTTTTGCATCAAGTCCAAGTGCTTGTAGTTGTGTTATCTGTTGAGCAAACTCATTACTCTTATTTAACCTTGTTTGCATATTCTCAATAAGAGATTTAGCCTTTGGAATAAATCCGTCAGGAAGTTCTACTCCCTTAAGTCCTGCAAAACCTAAAATTGTGTCTTTGAGTGAGTCAGCAAAATCTTTAGCCGCTTGTTGCAAGTCTTTGAGAACATCACTCATAGACTCAATACCAGCCTTCATAGCCTCACGAATTTTTTTCATCAAATCTGCTGAACCTTGTATCTCATTTAGAGCATCTTCATCAATACCGCCAGCCTTGATGCCCTCGGCAATTTCTTTTTCTTTTTTAAGAATGTCTCCAAAGCCAAGACCTTCTTCAAGACTCTCTCTTATATTGCCAATAAAGTCTTTTAACTCACCAGCAAAATCTGTATCTTTGGCAAATATAACCATGTTTTTGCCAAACTCAATTAACTTGTCACCTGCTTCATCAGCCTTGTTAGCAACCTCTTCAATAAATTTTCCTACGGTTCCAGCAAAGTCAAATTTAATTGCAGTACCAAGACCTGCAATCATTTTCTCAAGAAGAGGAGATGCTTTCTTGGCACCCGCAATTAAGCCCTCAACTATTTTAGAGCCATTATCTTTCGCCGCTAAATCAACAACTTTCATATTAAAGTCAAGCATTTTGTTTGCAACATCTGAAATAGCGCCAGCCGCACCTTCAGAATAATTGCCCCAACTTTTTGCGTTTTTAATAAGTGTTTTAGATACACCAGTAATTGCATCTACCGATTTTGCGCCCCCGTCATCGGATGCGCTAAATAGATTTGTAATTGATTTAGCAACTCCGTTGAGTTTAGAACTTGCAAACTCCGCCATACCATTTAAGGCACCAAGCGCCGCACTTACCGCATTAGAAACAAGAGGAATTTTCATCAATGGTGCAGTTACTTTTTGTACCCATTGCTTGACTGTTGTTAGTGCGTTATCTAAAAAATCACCTAAACCACTAGCAACCTTGCCGAAAACACCAACTACGCCTTTACCTAAAGCCAAGAACGCTCCAATAACTCCCTTTGCAATAACCTTGGCTACATCTAACAATCTTTCAAAGAAATAAATACCAGTTGCAATAGCCTTCAAGATGTTGGCAAAATTTGTTACGATAGCCGTTACCGCTAGAGCGATAACTCTTATTACGGTATTAAATACTTCTATTACAATCTTTCGGAAAGTGTCATTTGTTTCCATAAGGTTTACAAAACCATCAATAACATTCTTGAATGAAGTCAATACAAATTTAACCCAAGTAAGAAATATATCTATTACAAACTCAAAGACCTTCGCTATTACTTCGGCAAAGAATCCAAACACTCGCATGGCTGAAGCCAAGGCTTTCATAACATGACCAAAATACTGAATAATGTAACCAAGGACGGTAATTACAACTTTTGCTACAAAGTTAAAGACCGCACCAACAACCTTACGGAATGACTCAGAAGTTTTGTAAGCAACCACAAGGGCTGTAACTAAAGCACCAATAATTAAAACAATTCGTATAATTGGGTTAGCCGCTAGAACTGCATTGAGTCTAAGCATTGACGCCGCTAAACCATTGGTAGAAGCGATACTTGCCAACTGCGCTCCACTTAATAAAGTAGTTGCAACTTGTAATACAGTTTGAGTAAAGGCGACTATTCTTAAAGCGGCCGCATGAGCATAGAAGGCTACGGTTGCTATACCAACTGCGGTAGCAATTCCTGTAAAGGCTATAACAAGAATTTGTGTCGCTCTTGCACTATTTTGAAAAACACTTGCAATTCTTTCAACAACTAAGGCTAAGAATCTTATAGCCTTTGCAACGACACCTATTACTAAAGCAGACAAGTTTGCGAATACAACTGCTATTTTTTGAATTGCTGGCAACAATGGTGCAAAAGCGCTAACTAACTGTCCTATTGCTCCTCTTAATTGAGGAGAAGTTACTGCTAAAACAAAAGTAGTAAAAATTAAATTAAATCTTGAAAGTTGTAAGAAAAATCCTTCGAAGAAAGGCGCCGCTTGCGCTAAAGATTTACCTGCTCGTATACCAAAGAATGTTGCAAACGCCGCCGCAATAGGCAATACTTTTTCCATAGTCGAGGCAATTTCATTTACACTTAATTTACTTTTATCGATTCTTTCAATAAAGTTTCCTATATTGGTTGTTAAAGTTGTAAATGGGGTTGCTAATTTAGTTAATACTTTTTCTAAAGCATCAAGGACTTTGGAAAAAGTACCAGTACCCTCGGAGGCTCTTGCTAATTTAGTACGCAATTCAAGAGTAGATAAAATTAACGCACTAAAAGCATTGAGTAATCTTAATCCAACTGCTTCTTGCAATCTTCTAGTTTGGTCGCCCATTTCTTTTAATGCCCGAGAAGGACTTTGTATTGCTAAAGCATAAGCACCTTGAACTTTAGTTCCTTCTTTCAGAATTAAATTAAGAACCGCTTGGCGTCTTTCAGCCATAGTTAAGTCACTTGCGCTTTTACCTATTGTCCGACCATAAATAGCAAAGGCTTCTGTTGCTCCAGCAGTAATACCAATTTGACGCAACATTCTTGTTTGACCTGTTGTAATAGCAAAAATTAAAGAATTCAAAGCATCCGCCGAATTAACGCTTGCTGTTACAGATAGGTCTTGAGCAATGTTGGCTAACTGAGTAGCGTTAGTTAAATCGACATTTGATTGAGCAAGTTTGATAATTGCCTTGCGAGAAGCCACCGCAGATAATCCAACATTTTGAATTTCTTCAGCCGCAATAGCAAGTTGGGCATATCCGTATC